GGCAGACCTTTGGGCCTCGTGCCGTTCGAGCTTAATCGGGCGCAGATGCACACCCATCAACTGTTAGAGAAGCAAAAAGGGGAGACAGGTAAGGTTCGCGCCATAATTTTGAAGGGACGTCAACAAGGCATGTCGACGTTGATTGGAGGCAGGCTCTATCATAGAACTACACACACAAAAGGTGTGCAGACATTCATCCTGACTCACGCCCTGGATGCCACACAGAATCTATTTAAGATGGCTCAACGATACTACGAGAATACGCCAGACTTAGTTAAGCCAAGCATCACCATCAGCAACAGTAAGGAGTTAATTTTTGGGGGACTGGACTCAGGCTATAAGGTTGGAACCGCAGAAAACAAAGGGGTTGGTCGATCGTCAACCATCCAATTGTTCCATGGGAGCGAATGCGGCTTCTGGAACAACGCAGCAGAACATGCCGCGGGCATCATGCAGGCAGTACCAGATGCAAAGGGCACCGAGATAATCCTTGAGTCTACAGCAAACGGCGTAGGCAATTACTTCCATCAAATGTGGCAGAAAGCCGAGTCAGGCGATTCTGACTTCATCGCCATTTTCGTCCCATGGTTCTGGCAGGAAGAATACCAGCGGGTTGCGCCAGCAGACTTTAATCCTACCGAGGAAGAGAAGGAATTAATGCATCAGTATGGCCTTACTCATGGACAATTAGCATGGCGCAGAAAGAAGATAGTCGACCTCTCAATTAACGGTGTAAATGGCGGTAAATTGTTTAGGCAGGAATATCCCTGTACAGCAGCAGAGGCGTTCATTGTGACTGGCGAGGACACATACATCCAAAATGATTTGGTTATGCGCGCAAGAAGAAACAAATGCGAACGTTTTGGCAAAGTAGTTCTCGGCGTAGACCCTGCAAGATTCGGAGACGACAGAACAGCCATCATTCGTAGACAAGGACGTGTTGCTTACGGATTGGAGACCTACATAAAGAAAGATACAATGGAAATCGTCGGCATCGTTCACTCGATTTATAATGCAGAAAAACCAGATAAAATCTTTGTGGATGTCGGTGGCTTGGGAGCCGGTGTAGTAGACAGATTAAATGAGCTTTTACCGAAGGGAATCGTCGTCGCAGTTAACGCAGGAAGCAGCCCATTAAACGCCAGAGCATACTCGAATAAACGCGCGGAGATGTGGGGATTATTACGCGAATGGCTCGACGATTCTGGTGGCGCACAGATACCAGATAGTGACGAATTACACGCCGATTTATGCAACATCCGGTACAAAATTGACAGCAATTCTAGGCTCGTTATGGAGCAGAAAGCCGAGATGAAAAAGCGAGGCATAAGAAGTTCCGATACATCTGACGCCTTGTGTTTATGTTTAGCACAACCAGCGACCGCTTTGAATGACACTAACACAAGCAACAATTTAGCTGGTAAGATAATGCAAACTAATAAGCTTATTCTTAATTCGAGAGGCGTTTTATATGGCAATCCCAGCGGGTTCTGAGCGCAAATATGATAAAAAAGAAGAGAATTACGACAAAAATAATCAAGAATCGTTCGCACAAATCAAAAAAAACATTGCCACTAGTTATATGTACCAAAAAGAGAATAATCGACGCTTTCATGAGTTCAGAAAGTATGTGTATAAATCCTCGATTAGTGACCAACAAAGAACGATATTAGCGCGGCTCAGAAAGCCTGCAATAGAAGCGAATCTAATGGCGGCAAACATCTCCCGACTAAAAGGTGAGTTTGCGATGCACGAGCCAAGCATAGAAGTAACGCCGTCGGAGGGCATTCCCGTACAGGCAGAGATTCTCGATATCGTGGAGGGTCACATACGGCATACAATATATGAGGCAAACAAAAATAGTTTTAGCGATACGATATATGAAGATATACTCTCCGGTGGTTTGTCTGCGTTCAAAGTTTACACGGATTATGCCACACAAATGTCCTTCCATCAGAACATATTTTGGCAGCGTTGTTTTGACCCCACATTAGTAGGATTTGACCCCATGGCGCGCAATAGCCATAAGGGTGATGGGCAGTATTGCTTCGAGATTTACCCCATGACGGACATCGACTTTTGTCGTGACTTCCCCGATGCGAACATGGCAGAAATAAAGTTTACTCGTAAGTACAACAGTCAGGCCAAAAACATTGAGGGATTTAACTGGTCATACAAGAATGCGCAGCAACAAAACATCCTCTTGGTGGTCGACTACTTCGAGAAGAAGAAGAAACGCACTCGGATAGTTAAACTGGCAGATGGTCGGACCATGAGCCTTAAGACGTATAAACTCATGGAGGAGGATTGGGAGGAGAAGCAATACATCGAACAGCTTCCCGTTATTCTTGACCGCAGATGGGCGGATTTAGAGACCATTTGCAGATGGCAATTGACCGAATCAGAAGTATTAAGCTACGAAGAGACAGACTACGCATTCCTGCCTTTAATCTTTGTGAGCGGCAATGCAATCCTCCTGACTGAGGGAACCAGCAACTGCACGTACGAGATGACCACTCCTTATATATATCACGCGCGAGGCATCCAAGATTTAAAGAATTTTAGTATGCAAACACTGGCCAACAGCCTAGAGAATCAGGTCCAGTCAAAGTTTATCATCATGAAGGAAGCCATCCCGCAGGAACAGGATTACATCGACAACATAACAAACATCCAGATGGCCAGCACAATCGTGGTCAACGCGTTCAACGAGAACAATCCTGACCAGCCGATTAACACGCCGATTCGAGAGGTCCAGAACGTTCCGATTCCTCCCGAGGTGTTAGCCAGCTTCCAGATTGCTGACCCAACCATGCAGTCTATTCTGGGTTCGTTCGCTTCTAACCTAGGTCGTAACGATGCAGATTTAAGCGGTAAGGCCATCATCGAGACGGCGACAGTGGGCAACAGTGCTGCGATGCCGTACATGATGGGTTACTTAGCGGCACTCAGGCAGGCGGCGAACATCACCGTTGACCTTATGCCCAAGTATCTACGTGGTGACCGTACAATCCCTGTGGTTTCCCCGCATGGAGATAAGGAATACAAGAGGATTAACGCCAAGGGTCATCCAAAGATTGAATATGAGGAAGGCGCTATACTGGTTAACATCGAACCCGGCTTGAGCTGGAACGCGCAACGCAGCCAATCCATGACGCAAATCACCCAATTAATGGCGGCCAGTGAGCAGTTCGCAGCGTTCATGAACTCACCCAAAGGGTTGCCAGTATTAGTGAGTAACCTTAATTGCAAGTCTGGCGACCAGTTGCGTGAAGCGGTGCCTGAGTACTTGCAGGAACAAGCGCAACAGGCAGCCCAAGCACAGCAGCAACAAATGCAAGCACTCCAGATGGACCCAAAATTCATTAAAGCCACCAGTGATGCGAAGAAGAATGAAGCGGAAGCCATGATGCTCGGTATGAAGACTCAGATTGACCAGCAAAGACTGCAGATGGAACAACAACAAATGCAGATTGATACTTATCTTGCCACAGCCAAATTAGGAATTGACAAAGAACTTGCGTCTGGTAAGCTGATGGAGATAGAGGCTAAAGTTAGCGATAGCCATATTACACAGGTTACAAAAATCGAAGAAATGGAGACAAGTCGCTTCATTCAAGAAACCGATGCTGCTGCGAAAATAGCCGCCTCACATGCTAAAGAACGAGAGCTTAATGTAAAGCACGTCTTAGATATGCATTCTAGCGCTTTATCGGAAAAAGCACATGAGCTCGAAGAGAAGCGACTTGAACATGAAATCAAACAGGCGGCTAAGGAATCGAAAAAAGAATGAGGGATACATGCAAGATAGGCGGCTGTGAAGGTGTACGGACGGGAATGGGTTACTGCGATGCTCATTACAAACGTTACCAGTCTCACGGGGACCCGCAGGCTCATATCCCGATTAAAAAGGTGATAAAAGACCCGGTTCAGAGATTCTTGAGTTTGATTGATAAAAATGGTTTGAATGGATGCTGGGAATGGCTTGGGACAAAAAATGGCGCAGGCTATGGATATATGTGTTCATCAGGGAAAAGAGTCGGCGTTCATCGTTATTCTTATGAGCACTTCCATGGTATAGCACCAATGGAGCTCATGGTGTGTCATCATTGCGATAATACGAGCTGTGTGAATCCATCTCATTTGTTTTTAGGCACAAACGGGGATAATGTTAAAGATTCATGGAATAAAGGGCGTCGTAAAAAAATACCCATTGAATTTATGCGCCGAGGTTCAAGTTGCCACCAAGCCATACTGAATGAATCAGATGTATTAATAATTAAAGAATTAATAAGAA